CAGGGTCATGCTTCCTCCATCGCGGCTTCACCGCCCAGTGCCAGATACCCGCAGCCGTCGATCCAGTTGTCCGCATGCTTCGGGTTCGACTTGGCCCGCGCCAGCTTCAACAGGGTCATCATCACGGCCACGTCGTGCGGGCGGATGTTGCGGTTCAGGTGGGCCGACCAGTACGCTGCGATGAGGCCGAAGTTGTCTTCGGCAGACCCGTGCGTCGCCGCGCGGTCAACCATGATAAACTCCTTGGCCGTGTCCAAGATTTTGGCCCGGTTCATTTAGACACCCATTCCTGCTCAAAGCGCAGGTCTTCGATCCCGGTGATGTCGGCGAGACGGTGGCGGTAGACAGCCGACGGCACGACGCGGCCTGTCATCCAGCGGGAAAGGCTGGACGATGCCACTGGCACCTTTTTCGCGAGCCAGCCAAGTTTGCGCCCGTCTTGCGCGCACCATAGGCGGATTTGAGTTTGAGCCATCATTGGCGCTCTCCTGTGTTTAAATAGACGACAAAAAGTCTGCTTCCCACCAAGCCGTGACGGCGCGACCGTCTGCGGCTTTGAATAGGACGAAGTATTGAGGCGGGGTTGCAAGATACTCCGCGCGACCGATCACTTGGCCTTCCTCTCCGCTGATGTCGATCTTGACCAGTTGACCAATCTGAAATTTGAACTCTGCCATTCGCGCTCTCCTGTGTTTTGGTGCCATCAGACCTAGAGGCGAAAATAATTAGCGTCAAGTGCATTTTTTCTGTTGCATGGGCCAACGCAGGCTGTATGGTGTCTGTACCAACTAGCAAACAGGATGAACCACATGACCCTCCGCCAGATCAGCATGGACCTCGACGGCCTGTACATCAAAACCTACAAAACCGAGCAGAACCTGATGAAGCGCATCGAAGAGATCCGCGACATGTATCCCGACCACAACGACCGCTTCATGGTGGTCTGCACGCCGAAGGGCCGCTGGACCGCCATTGTCCAGTTGGACAAGAACACTGGCGGGTACGCCTTCCGCTACTATGGTTTCATGACGATCTGACCACTCAGCGGCCAGCCCTTCGGGGCTGGCACCCACACTAGCAAACAGGATGACCCACATGACCAAGACCGTAACCATCACGCTGGAGCAGGCCGAGATCGCGCTTCAGTGCGTCAAAGAAATGGTCGCCGCGACCCAGAATGCGACACTCGGCGGCGAAGTATCCAACACCGCAGAAATCGCGCTTTACCTAAACCGCGCCGAGTTGGTCCAGCGCCTGAACACCGCCATCAACAACGCTATGAAGGATAACTGACATGAACATCTATGAATTCCTCGCCGCCCTTTTCGGCGCAACGGCACTCGCCGCCATGCTCTACGCTGGCCTACTGTTTGGCCTCGGGATGGGGTGGTAATCATGGCCGTCAAACTTGGAGCAATGGACACGCACATCGTGCTGACCGCATTGTGGGATTATCGCGAGACGCTGACCGATTTCGATGAAGCGCCGCCGAACCCGCAGATCGCCGCCAAGATCGACAGCGTTGATCGCCTCATTGAGAGCTACAAGAAATCATACTTCGCCTTAGACAGATTGGGGATCATGTGATGACCGCCTACTACAACGAGATCGACCCCAAGGCAGCGGCATGGCTGCGGGAACTTATCAAGCAAGGCCACATAGCAGATGGAGTGGTAGATGAACGATCAATTGTCGATGTTACCCCTGATGAACTCAGAGCCTTCACCCAGTGCCACTTCTTCGCAGGGATCGGCGTCTGGTCCTACGCCCTGCGATCCGCAGGTTGGGCCGATGACCGTCCTGTTTGGACGGGAAGCTGCCCGTGCCAGCCTTTCAGCAGCGCAGGTCGCCGAGGCGGGGTTGATGATGAGCGGCACCTCTGGCCGCACTGGCATCACCTCATCAGCCAGTGCCAGCCTGCAATCGTCTTTGGAGAACAAGTTGCGAGCAAGGACGGCCTCGGTTGGCTCGACCTTGTATCAACTGACATGGAAGCCACGGGCTACGCCTTCGGGGCGGCTGATCTGTGCGCTGCGGGCGTCGGCGCGCCGCACATCCGCCAGCGTCTCTTCTTCGGAGCGGTCAGGCTGGCCGACGCCGATAGTGAATTGGGCTTCCATAACAATAAAGTCAGAGGCGGCGGAAAAGGAAATATCGCGCAAGGGTCCGACAAACAATCTTGGGGTGGCGGCGCATGTGGCAGGCTGGCAGACGCCAGTGGTGCAGGACAGCAAGCAGAGCGGGCTGGCTCCATCCGGGACGGGCAACAGCTTGAAGCTGTCATTCGAGGCTCAGCAAGCGGGCTGGAAAACACCATGCACCCCCAATGGCGGACGCAGCATGTCTACGGAGAAGATGGACGCGACGGGCAGGACGATAGACGGGAAGAAGCACACGGCCTCGCTGGAACACGAGGCGAAGTTCTCGGGTTGGCCGACGCCGGCGATGACGGATCACAAGGGCGGGTACGAGAGTGGCAGGATGCGGGACGGGAAGCTGTCAACGGATCGGCTGGATGTGGTGGCGCAGATTGCTGGCCCAGCCCGACTAACGGTCACTGGCGAGATGCTGATTGGCTCTTCTGCCGGGATGGAAAGTGGCGGCCAGTTGAACCCGGCACATTCCCGTTGGCTCATGGGTCTGCCCAGCGCGTGGGACGACTGCGCGGTTACGGCAATGCAATCGTTGCCCAAGCAGCGCAAACCTTCATTGAAAGCATGATGGAGATAACAGAATGACCGACAAAACCATCGAAAGCCTGGACGCCTACATCGCCGACAGGATGGCCAAGATTGAGGATCTGGAAAAACGCTATGGCACCGGGGTTCGCCCTGGCTGGGTCGGAGAAGAAATCATGGTTCTTGAGTTCTACATCCAAGACGCAATCGCAGCACGCAATGAACTGGAAAGCAAAAATGCAGAATGACCTCACCGAAATCATCATCAGCAACATCATCGCCACAGGCACCGGGTTCGCCGTCGTAGCAGATGACATGCACGAAGGCGTATTCGTGCCGTCGCGTGTCATGCACGACAGCAACCTGCGCCCTGGCGACCGTGCGTCGGCCATGCTGGTGCCGAACACCACGCGGCCCGACAAGACGCCGTGGCTGGCTGTTTCGCTGGCATCCGACCGGGCGCCGGCGCCTGTATCACGGGATGATACGCTGGCCGCCTTCATCTTGGGCAACCTGCAAGCTGATGGCCGCGCCACGGTCGAGGAGATCGCGGAGGATCTTAATATGTCGGACGACAAGATCGCAGCAAAGCTGGCCGAGATGGTGGCAGATGGCTGCGTGGTGCGGCTGGTGTGCTTTGACTTGCCGGAGGAGGACGAATGATGTTCTGGAACAGAGAACCGAAGACCATGCCCGTGCGTGACGTGCAGTCCGAGGCGGTGGCGGCGATCATTCAGGGGTCGGCTGTGCTGCCCTCGAAGCGGCTGACCAACGCGATCTACACCGCCTTGCTGGACAATCGCGACATGTCGGTGGCCGAGTTGGACGATCTGGCCAACAGGATCAGCCGCCTTGCATGGCAGAGGGGGCGGAAATGACTGACTTCTGGGACAACATCGTGCCGCTGGCGGGCATCGCCTGCCTTGCGTTCTTCATCTACGGGCTGGGTCAGGTGATCTTCGATGAGACGGAGAAAAGTCAGGTGCGCTACGAACAGTGCATCGCCGCCGACAAGCAGTGGGTGCAGGGGAGTTGCGTGAAATGACCGGGCTTCACCCAGACTACGGGCTGACGGACCAGCTTCGCGTCGAGGCCCTGCGCTCTGCCGCGCGCTTCGGAGTAAAGAAGGCTGCGGCTCTTTATGACGTTTCGCCAGCCAGCCTGTACAAGTGGCGCAAGGTGCCAGCGTTGATGAAGCAGATGATGGAGGTGGACGATGAGTGACGCAGAACTGATCGCCCGGCTGCGGGCGTACCGAGAACATGATGAGGGATCGGGTGGTATGGCATCGTTTGAGGTTGACGAGTGCATTGAAGCCGCCGACCGCATCGAAGCCCTTGAAGCCAAGCTGGCGAAGGTGGTGGAGGCGTTGGAGAAGATCGCAGGCGTCAAAGGCCCATACAGTCACCCGTTTCCTGAGGCCAGTGAAGGTTATGGTGCGTTTGCCATTGTGACCTCCCGCGCCACCCTCGCAGAGATCAAAGGAGAGAGCCATGACTGACGAAGAACTGATCGCAATGGCACGTCTGGCGCAGCGCGATGAACGCATGTCCACAGGTGCCTTGTATGGAGATCTGGCCGACCGCATTGAGGCGCTGCTGGAGCAGTGCGAGGGGTTGGCGCAGGTTGTCGATTACAACTGGGTAAAGCATCAGAGGGTGATTGCAGCAGAAGCCAAGCTGGCGAAGGCGGTGGAGGCGCTGCGGGAAATTGAAGCTGACTGTGACGCAGATTATCCGCCTTCACACGGGGCCATCAAACACGCCATCCGCGCCGTGCTGGCTGAACTGGAGGGGGAAGGATGAACGCGCCAAAACGTATTTGGGTAGATAGTTGTAAAGATGTTGATGGTAACCCTGAGTGGGACACGGGTGCATGGGGCCACGAGCAGCAAGAAGGCGATGAGGAGTATGTTCGCGCCGATCTTTTCGACAAGGCGATGGAGGCTTTGCGAGAGATTGCAGACCCCATCAGTCTTTCTCAAGGAAACGTAAACGCAGAAATTGCCCGCGCCACTTTAGAAGAGATCAAAGGAGAGAGACGATGACTGACGAAGAACTGATCGAACGGCTGCGCGACTGGCCGTATCAGGGCGAGACTATGGCAAACGCAGCCGCCGACCGCATCGAAGCCCTGACCGAGCAGCTTGCCGCCGCACAGCAGGACGCCAAAGAGGCCGAGGCTTATGCGGAGGAGGTGGAGGCGGATCGCAAGAAAACATACGAAGCCCTGCTTAAAGTTTCGCGCATCCACGGCGAGGTTGAAGCCAAGCTGGCGAGAGCCGAGTGGTTGCTGACAGATGCTGCGGTGCAGCTTGAAGAGGGCAATATCAAAACGCGCCGTAATCGAGCAGGCTTGATCTGGCAGTTTCTTGCAGAGATCAAAGGAGAGAGCCATGACTGACGAAGAACTGACGCTGGCAATTGCCGAGTTGCAAGAGGTTGTAAGATGCCGCTGCGACGAAGCCTACAGGGACCGGGGGCTTAAAGACCCTCATTGCGAGTGTGACAGCGCCGAAGCCGTGAAAGTTGTAGCCCGCCGCATCAAAGCCCTGACTGCAGAAAACGAGCGTCTTGGTCAGCAATGCGAAGGCTTGATGCAGGCTGGAATGAACAGCGGTCAGGCGCTTATCCTTGCAGAAGCCAAGCTGGCGAAGGCGGTGGATTTGGCCATTGAGGAATGCCCCTTTCGACACGGCACACCAAGATACAACGATTGGTGGCATCACCGCCGCGCTACCCTCGCAGAGATCAAAGGAGAGAGCCATGAAGCCTTGCCCGACCTGCGGTAAACAGCCGACTGTGACGATCCGCAGTCCTGTCGAGTATGAGTTCGTCGGATCGTGCCGCATCCAGTGCTGCGACAACTACGTTTCGGCTGACGGCATGAGCGATGCCATAGAAGCATGGGAGCAAGAGCCGAGGCCGATCTACATAGGGGAGATCATCTCGCTATGACCCGCACCCGGCACGACACATCGCCCCAAGCACAGGCCATCCGCGCCGCTGGCTTCGTGCGCGTGCCGGGTGGGCTTTGGGCAACGCAGGAGCAGCTTGAGTTGATCCTCTATATGCTCCAGCAAAATCTAGACGAAATTAACAAGATCAAGGAGAGAGCCAATGGGTGGCCCGAGACTTATAACCCGTGACATGATGCAAGCCGCGCTGATTTTTCGGTGGTCGGCAAGCCAAGCCTCGAAGCACTACGGATTTTCGCGGAATTCAATTGTGGCTGCCTGCGAAAAATTTGGGATCGTCCTGCCGACGACGACCTTCGGGAAGCCTATCAAGGCACCCAAGGAGCCGAATCACGACGAGGTTTACGTTGATGACGCGCCGAAGGTTAAGTTTTCGGCCAGCAAGGCCGCCGTCGAGCGCGCCTTAGATGACATTGAGCGTCGAAAGCGGTTGCAGGCATCCGGCTGACCCGATAATTTGAATTGCGAGGGGCGCACACAGGCTTTGTGTTGGTCAGGATCAGACTGCGCTACGGCTCATCTCAACCATCCGCGCCCCTCGCGATCTCACAAATGAAAATGCCCAGCGCATGGCCGAGCATTCCCAGTTTAGGGTCGATCAGCCGAGCAGCTTGGCCAGCGTC